CGAACTCCTCGACGCGCCAGTTGCGAAAGACGCGCGCGCTGCTGTTCTGCAGGTAGCCGCCACGCCAGACGTGTGCGTACTTGTCCGGGTCGCGCGCCTTGTCGTACTCCATCTCGGCGCGCAGCACGTCCGGGAACCAGGGGTTGTCGTCGAAATTGACCTCAAGCACCACCGAGTCCGGTGGTGGCTTGTCGCCACGCAGAAGCTGGTCCACCGGATCGCTGGACTGGCTCGGGTTCCAGGTGAACCACAGCTCAGAGCCTGGCTTGCGGATGGTCGGCCGCAGCAGGTCCAGGCTGCGCTGGGACAGGCTTTGCGCCTCCTCCACCCAGGCACGATCGTAGCCTTCCAGCGACTTGATCGAGTCGGCCGTGTGGTTCTGCATGCCCTGGAAGATGATCAGGCCGTCGCCGCGCTTGGACTTGATGACGGCCTCCTGGACCTCGAAGTAGGCACCAGCGTTCATGGACTCGATCTTCAGCTCCAGCAGGCGCTTGACCGACTGCGCAAGCGACTTCTGGACCTCACGCACGCAGACCGACCGGCTGGTCTGGTCCATGATGTGCGCCTCGATCAGCATCTCGGCAAAGGTGTGCGACTTGCCGGAGCCGCGGCCGCCGAAGGCTCCCTTGTAGCGCGCCGGCTCCAGTAGCGGCAGCGCCCATTGTGGGGTCTCGATGCGCAAGGTCGTCACTTGCCAACCACCACGCGCTCGATCTTCTGGATCGCCAGTGGCCGGTCAGGGTCGCCAGTCAGCTCCAGCTTCTCACCGTACTTCTTCGGGGCCAGCTTGGACAGCAGCCACTTGCGTGTATCGACCTGGAGCTTGGCGCGCTGCACGTCGACCGGCACCCTCTTCTTCACCACCACAGGCTTGCCCTTGGCGTCCAGGGTCTGCTCCTCGATCTCGGTGAAGGCCTGGTCAGCGATGGCCATCGTCTCGTTGGCCAGGCGCTCGATCAAGTCCTCGCGCGCGCGCGCGTACTCTGCGGCCAGCTCCGCGTCCATCCCCAGCCAGATGTTAAACGTGCTCTGCGGCACGCCGGCTGCTTCGCAGGCCTTGAATGCACTCAGACCGCCACGCATGCCGGAGAGCACCAGGTCGCAGATGTCGGCCTTGTTCTCGTACTTGCTGGGCCTGGGCTTTGCCGCGGCCTTTGGTTTGTGGGATTTTGTGGTCATGATGCATTGTCCTCTTTTTCCAGCCGATTGGCCACCAGGGTGGCATAGCCAGCGATGTCGACCCAGTTGTCGGCGTAGTTCGGATCGCCATTCAGGATGCGCGCGATCTTGTGCTGGATCATCTCCAAGGCCTCGCGCTGATCGGCCTGGAGGCTGTCCCAGCCGCTGCGCTCGTGCATGACAGCCTTGAGGTCTTGGCTGATCCTGGCATGGCCCTGGAAGCTGCCATACCGACCTTCCCGGCCGGCCAGCATCTCGTTCACGTTGGTCTTTGTCATGTTAGTGCCTGCTTACTTTCCTGTGGATAACTTTTCTCTGCGTTTCAACCAGCCTGCGGCATGGAAACGCGCCGCGTCGGAAGGGAACTGGGAACACACCTAAAGGTGTGTGTTCCGTTCCGTTCCCTTTTTCCACCGTTTTGCCCAGGGAACGGAATTCCGTTTTTTTCCGTTCCGTTACCTTGTTCCCTTCCTTGGTCTGTGGATAAGTCTGTGGATAACTCATCTCAGCGCTCCGACTTTCGGATCAGCATGGAGCTGGCGTGCGCATCGTTGACAACCAGCCAGCCGTGCTCGAAGGCTTCGATGATCTCTGCCACCAGCAAGTCTGCGATGGGTTTTCCGGTGGCGCTTGGCTTGATGTAGACCTTGGCCGATGCCTCGCTGACGTCCATCTTCTGAACCAGGTAGTCAACCATTGCCGACCTGCTGAGGTAGGGTAAACCATTACGCTCCTCGGCACCGGACGCCCACCAGGCGTTTTCAAATGTCTTGCGGTGGCTGTCGATCTTGCTGTCTTTTTTGGCCACTGTCGGGGCTTGGGCCTGGACGATCACCGCGGAGGTGACCGGCTGGTTGTCCTCGTCATACCAGCCTGGGATGGTGACCTGCTGCAGCTCGACATGGACGGTCTGGGCCAGTTCTGCGTCCTTGGACTTGCGCTGCACGATCTGCATGGGCACGCCATCTTTGCCTGGCACGATGCTGATCTCGATGTCCAGCGCGCCGCGCCATGCGCTGGAGCCGCGCGCCCGGTGCTGGGCCTCTTCGGCCACGCCAGTGTGGTGGACCAGGATCACGCTGCAGTGGAACTCGTTCATCAGGCTGTTGCAGGCGTCCAGCATGGTCTTGGCGTCCTGGGCACTGTTCTCGTCTCCGGCCAGAAATCGGTGCAGGGTGTCGACCACGATGATGGCCGGGTTCTCCGGCAGGCCTCGTACCTGCTCGACCACCTGCAGGTAGCCGGCCGGGGTGTTGAGGTCGCAGCCGTCCTTGGACAGCCACATGGCCAGGGAGCCGGCCTGGTGGTGGTGCTTCCAGGCTGCCACGCGCCCACGCAGGCCGTGGTGGCCTTCGCCGGCCAGGTAGACCACATTGCCTGGCCGCACCTTCTGGCCGCACCAGTCGGCCATGCCACTGGCCATGCGCAGGCACCAGTCGAGCACCACGAAGGTCTTGCCGCCGCCCGATGGGCCGTGGACCATGATCAGCGCCTGGCTCTGCAGCCAGCGCTTGACCAGCCATGAGATCGGGGCCGGCTGGGCCGAGAAGTCGTCGGCAGGGATCAGCCAGTTGTCCTTGGCCGGGGAAAGCAGCCCTGCCAGGTCGTGGCCAGCCTGTGCATAATCATTGGCATCCATGCCCTCAATTGGAGGCATCACCACGCGCGCGCCGAACTTGGCGCTGGCCTGGTCGGCATACTTCTGCCCCACGCCTCCCTTGTCATGGTCGGCCACGATGACAATGGTCTGCTGCTGGCCGTACATCTCGCGCAATGTGCCTGTCACCGGCACCAAGTTGCTGGCGCTGTAGGCCACCGCGCAGGGCCGGCCGGTGGTCTCGTGGACCGTGGCCGCGGTTGCGAATCCTTCGGCCACATAAAGCGTGCCTGGCTCGTCCATCGTGCCCACCATCCAGAACTTGCCGCCAGCCTCGCCGCCTGGGTGGTAGAGCTTGCCGCCATCGTGGCTGATGTACTGCAGGCTGCATAGCTGGCCATCCTTGTCGAACAGGGGCACCACGAGCCGGCCATCGCCTGTGACTCGCGCGCCGTGCGTTTTGATGCCCTTGCGCGCCAGGTAGGGGTGATCCGGGTGCGCCGCGGAGGCCGATGACCAGATGGTCTCGACCGTGCTGGCCGCCACCTGGTGCTGGCGCTCCAGCTCGGCATCGCGCAGCACCTTGGCCTCGGCCACGCGCCTGGCATGCGCCATCTCCTCGGTCGGTGTCAGTTTTCGGCCGATGTCAGCCTTCCAGGTCACCTCGACGCCAGCCCTCCAGCAGCCGAATCGGCCGGCCGGCACGCCATCACCGAAGACCAAGTACCAGCCAGGCTTGTCGCCGCCCTTGCCGCCTGTGCCCTTGGTGCCGGACCTGAACCTGTGAATCTTGCCGTCCAGGATCACCTGCTCTGGTGGCTCCAGGCCGGCTGCCTTGATGGCGTCGATCAGTTGCTCTTCTGGTGGTGCAACCCTCTTCTCGGGTGGTGGTGACCAGGGGCCACCCAGGACTTTGGAAAGATCAGCCATTGACCACCTGCCGATCTGCTCTCAGTGTGCCGTCTGTTTTGACCTCCAGCTCATACTGGCGCGCCATCGGTGGTGTGTCGCCCCAGGTGTAGATCACCTGTGGCCAGATTCCGAGCGCATCGGCCAGCTTTTTGACGCTGCCGTAGTGGTCGATTGCTTCCTGTGTCGTCATCGCTGACCTCTCTTTCTGGATAAATTTTCGCAAGGTGTTGACATCTTAACCGGAAACCGTGGTAAAGTTCAACCACTGCGCGAACGGAATTGGCCGAAGGCGCAGCAACCAAGAAGGAGAGCCAACATGGCAATCAACGTGAAGACCACCGGCAGCCTGGCTGCCAATGGTGTGAAAGTCCTGGTCTACGGCCAGGCCGGTGCAGGCAAGACCTCACTGATCAAGACCCTGCCGCAGCCCATCGTGCTGTCTGCTGAAGGAGGCCTGCTGTCCATCCAGGACGCCGACCTGCCATTCATCGAAATCAGCGACATGGAGACGCTGCGGGAGGCCTACACCTGGCTGACGCAGTCCGACGAAGCCAAGGGGTTCCAATCGGTCGCGCTCGACTCCATCAGCGAGATCGCTGAAGTGGTGCTCAATGCTGAGAAGAAGTCCACCAAAGACCCACGCCAGGCCTACGGTGCCATGCAGGAGCAGATGGCCGACATCATCCGCGCATTCCGCGATCTGCCTGGCCGGCACGTCTACATGAGCGCTAAGCTGGAGAAGACCCAGGACGAGATGGGCCGCGTGCTGTACGCGCCCTCGATGCCAGGCAACAAGACCGGACAGGCGCTGCCCTACTTCTTCGACGAGGTGCTGGCGCTGCGTGTCGAAAAGGACAGCGACAACAACACCCAGCGCGCCCTGATGTGCGACTCGGACGGCCTGTGGCTTGCCAAGGACCGCAGCGGCAAGCTGGATGCCTGGGAAGCGCCGGACCTCGGTGCAGTCATCGCCAAGATCGGAGGCAAGTGATGAACATTCGCGAAATGCTCAAGACCGAAGGTTTCATCAAGACGGTCACAGACGTGGAGCAGTTGGCTGAAATGTGGCTCTACGCCAAGGACACGGAGACCACTGCCACAGCCGACCGTCGTGCGATTGAGGACCAGATCAGGAAGATCGCCAGTATCCGCGACGATGTGGAAGGCACAGAGAACCTGGCTCTTGAAGGTTTCAAGGTCAAGGTGGTCAGTCGCATCGACCGCAAGGTCGACGCTGACAAGGTGCAAGAGCTGGCCGCCGAGCACGGCCTGACTGACCACTTGAGCACGCTGTTCCGGTGGAAGCCGGAGATCAACATGGCCATCTGGAAGGCGACAGATGAGTCCATCACCAAACCACTCGCCGCAGCAATCACGGCCAAACCTGGCCGCCCTTCATTCACCATCGAAACCACCACCAAGGAGTAAATCATGGCTTTTCTCGGACAAACCTACGCAGCATCTGACATGCCCCAGGGCAACAGCAACTACGAGCCGCTGCCGGCCGGCTGGTACACAGCCAACATCACGCAGGCCGAGCTGAAGACCACCGCCGCAGGCGATGGCCAGTACATCAAGCTGCGCTACGACATCACCGGGCCGACCCACCAGGGCCGCGTGGTGTTCGGCAACCTCAACATCAAGAATGCCAGCGCCAAGGCCGAGGAAATCGGCCGCCAGCAGCTTGGCGAGATCATGCGCGCCATCGGCCTGGCCAAGGTGCAAGATACCGACCAGCTCATCGGTGCCAGCATCCAGGTCAAGCTGGACGTGCGCCCTGCTCGCACCGACGAGAAGACCGGCAAGACCTACGAAGCCAGCAACGATGTGAAGGGGTTCAAGGCCGTCAATGGTGGCGCAGCGCCAACCTTTGCTGCGCCAGCACCTGCTGCTGCAGCTCCTGCAGCTTCTGCAGCTCCGGCCAAGGCCGCGCCGCCCTGGCAGAAGAAGTAAGTCGAAAAGAAGCCCAGGCCAGCGCGAGCTGGTCCTGGGCAGTTGGCAACCACTAGAAGGAGACGGGCATTATGAAGATACCCGAACCAGAGCATAGCATCCAAGGACTGATTGACAAGCACCACGAGAAGCAGGCCGAGCCGCCCAGGCCGCATATGGGCTGCAGCCAGTTGGGTCACCCATGTGACAGGTGGCTGTGGCTGTCGTTTCGCTGGGCCGTCCAGCCCCAGTTCCCTGGCCGCATCCTGCGCCTGTTCAGGCGTGGCCAGATGGAGGAGGCCACCATCGTGTCGGACCTGCGCGCCATCGGCATGGACGTGCGCACCAGCCTGCAGCAAGCGCGCGTGGACTTCGGCGCGCATGTGTCCGGCAGCATCGACGCCATCATCGAGTCTGGCGTGCCTGCAGCGCCCAAGAAGCGCCATGTGGCCGAGTTCAAGACGCACAGCTCCAAGAGCTTTGCTGACCTGGAGAAGAACGGAGTCGAGAAGTCCAAGCCCGAGCACTTCGTCCAGATGCAGCTCTACATGCATGGCACTGAGATCGACCGCGCCATGTATGTGGCCGTCTGCAAGGACGACGACCGCATCTACACCGAGAGAGTGCGCTACGACAAGGAGGTGGCAGAGAAGTTCATCGCACGCGGCCGCAGGCTGGCGCTTGAGGACCGCATGCCGCCGCCTATCAGCACCGACCCGAGCTGGTACCAGTGCAAGTTCTGCGATGCGCACGAGTTCTGCCACGAGACAAAGACCACCAAGCATGTGAACTGCCGCACTTGCGCGCACAGCACGGCCAAGGAGGACAGCACCTGGCGCTGCGAGCGCCACGAGGCCGATGGCATTCCGGTGGAGTTCCAGCGCCAGGCCTGCGACAGCCATGTCATGCACCCTGACCTGGTGCCCTGGGAGCGCAAAGACGGCCTGGACCAGTGGACGGCTGTCTACGTCATCGAAGGCCGCGACGTGGCCAATGGTGAAGGCGATGCGCACGTCTACACCAGCCGCGAGATCTTGGCCAATCCCAAGATGTGCAGCCTTGGGGATGAGTATGTGGAGAAGCTGCGCGAGACATTTGACGCGAGGATTGTGGGATGAGCATCGAAGCAATGAAGCAGGCGCTGGAGGCGTTGGAGTGGTGCTTTCGTGAAACTGGGTTTGTTGATCCAGACAACGTAATGCAAAACCTGCGCACCGCCATCGCTGCGGCTGAGAAGCAGGAGCCGGTGGCGTGGCGATATGAACTCTCAACGGCTATTTTTGAGTCGGGCGAATATAGCGGTTGGCGGTGCACGATTTCTGAGAAGGAGCCGTGTGCGCCGGAAAACTCAATCCGCAACCTGCAACCCCTCTACACCCACCCACCGCAGCGCAAGCCGCTGACGGATGAGGAATTGAAGCGAGTTTGCGCCGAAACCTTTTCTTATGACCCGCATGTAATCGCCCGCGCCATCGAAGCCGCGCACGGCATCACAGGAGAAAAGCCTGATGCTGCGTGACTACCAACAGCGAACCATCGACCAGCTTTATGCGTGGTTCGAGGCAGGCCATGCAGGCAACCCATGCCTG